CTTCAGCATCATCAAATCCCGCTTTTCTTCCCGGATTTTCCTTTCGTATGCCCGTTGCTGTTGGCTTTCCTCATACACCCGGTCATTCGTTTTTTTATCCTGCGGTTCGCCCCGGATAACGGAAACGCCCGGTATAAACGGGTTCGGGTAATGCTTGCAGTTTACGCCGAAAAGCCCCGCCGCTTTGCCGTATGACGTTGCGCTTTGGGCAATAACCTCTATTTCGTTTCCGTCAAGGTCGGTCACTGTGCGGGCTGTGTCCGTGCTTGAAATGACCTTGTTTTGCCACGGGTAGCAAAGCGGGCGTGCGCCGTTGTGGTAACTGACTTGATAAAGGTCATTCCCAAAGTTTTGATTTGTTTCCCACACTGCCGCACGCCCTGTGTTGAACATGGTTGTGCGGATGTCCATTGCGACATACGGTTCCGCCGACCAACGCCGCCCCGCATGGTCAATAAATCCGGTTATGCCGTTCTGCTTCATGCGGTTTATTGCGTGCGCCGTTGCCGTGTTCCATGCTGAAGCACCCGTAATCGTTTCCCCTGCGCCGATATCAAGGGCGGTTTGCGTTGCCTGTATGCGGCTTGCAATGTCGGATACCGTTGCCCTGTATGCGTCCTGCGTGCTTTCAAGCATGACGGTATTGACCAAGTTCAACTTGTCCGCCGCCTGTTTATAATACAGGTTAAACGCCCGGTATTGGTTCGCTGATACAATCGGATTCATCGGCGGCATGAAAATGCCTTTTTTGACAGCGTCCCACAATTCCGGGTTGACGGCTTCCACGCTGTCAATAATGATCTGTTCAAGGGAACGTTGCAAAACAGGGTCAGCGTTTTTGAGGTTCCGGCGTATTATTGCCATCGTCTCGTTGTTGACCTGCCCCATCTGCGCAAGCATGTCCGCTTGATATGTCAGGGAAGACCGTGGAAACGTGTTTGAATCGTAATACGGGAAATATTTGGCAAGGTTTATCAGAATTTGATCTGTGACAGCCCCGTAAACCTCTGCCATTTCCCATGACATCGCATCAATGAATTCGGGGCGCATCGTCTACCACCTTTATTCTGCCGTACCAAAGATTGCAAGCGGGTCAACGTTTACCGCTTGCCCTTCTGCTTTGATTCGGGCTAATTCCTCTTCTGCCTGTTCCGGCGTCAATCCCTGCCCATACTTCGGGTCGGTCATGAACGTATATTTTGAAAGCAAGCCCGCACCAACGAGCATGACGCCCTCATTGATGTTTGTTTGCCTGTCCTGCGTAATGCCGTCGTCGAACGTTATATTGATGTTGTACCCCGGTGCGGCAAGGCGTTCGATACTCTGCCCGCTTTCGTCTGTCATCCCGTACAGGATTGCAACGTCAACGATGTTCCGCACAAGGTGTTCAATAGCGGGGCGGATTTGATTCTGTATGGTTTTGATTGTCTTGTACGTTTTTGAGTTTTCGGAAACAACTTCCGTTGCGGTTTTTAACCCGGTATGCTGATCGAAAGTGAACGTTCCGGCACTAAACCCGGTTTGCAAGCACAGGATAGACAGGAAAGCATTGATTGCGGCAACGTGTTCGTCAACCCGTAATTCGACACTGTTGTCCTGTATTTTGAGGTCATCCGGGGAATCACTTGCAAGGGCTTCATAGGTTTCATCCGTTGCATCAAAATACCGCACCAATGCGCCCGTTTGCGGGTCAACCACAGACCGCACAGCACGTGCGGGGACAATAATCCGCTTTTTGCCCAACCGGAATTCACGTACAAACGAATCATAACAGATATCAATGGCGTGAAGGGTTTCAAGGGCGTTGCCGTAAATGCTCATACCAAGCGGGGAATTGTCATCCAGATTGTTTGCAATGGGTGTGCGCCAGTACGTGAAAAGGCTTTCTTCCACAGGAACAACGGTTTCTTCATCCAAATACGGATAGATTTCCGCAAGCGGATACCGTACGCCAAGAATGTCCTGTGATTCCCCCTGCGTTGTGCCTTTCTGCATTTCCGACCGGAACAATTCGTTTGTAATAACGTACGTTGTGCCGTTCCATCTGTGCCATTCAAGGCGGGTGTAATAATATCCGTTTTTCGCTATACGTGACACAAACACCCCTTCCGTCACCTTTGCATTGTCCCATGCAATCGGCACAAACTGATCCGCCATAGCGTAACCAATCATCAATTTGCGGGTGTCGGGGATTTCGTTGCCGTCTTCATCGTGACGGGCTTCCGCCCATGTTTTCAACGCCTGTCCGCCAAGTGCAAGCCCTTCCTCTATGCTTTCCTGCATCTTTTCCCGGAAAGCGTTTTCGCAAAGCGTCTTTTGCACAAAGTCGTTCAGCGGGTCGGGGTTGTCTTCGTCGCTGTCCCGCCCGTTAATACTAACGTTGACGGTGCATTCCTCACCCCAGACAAGGCTTGCCATTTCTGCGCATATGGCCTTTGCAACGTTCATGCGGTACAACTCCCGGCGGCGTCCGGGGTCGGCAATGGTAGGGGCGGGGATTATGTGCCAATTTTTGTAAAAGCCCTTCCAAAGCCATTTCCAAATATATACGCCGAAATCATAAAATTGTTGAAATGACGGTACGCCGCTCAATTCAAAAACTGTCTTGTATTCACGGGCTACCCCCGTGCTTGCGCCAAGTTTCTGCATTCCTGCTTTCCACCTTTGCTTCAGATTGTCAAGCCACAGCATTTTATTTTCCCCATCCTTCTACCAAAACGGGTATGTCCCTTTCAAACGCATATTCAAGCGCATCAAGGCTGTCGATATTTGTTGACCCGTTATCAAGCCGCACGTCCTCTGTTGTGTGCTTGCTGTCCCAGATTGCGCTTTTAAGTGCGTCAATTGTCCATCTGCACCCGCTGTGTATCAGGAAACGACCTGCACCCATTAAAATACACAACGCCCGTATACGGTCGTTTATATGCCTTTTGAGTGCGTTGCCAATATTGATTGGCAAGTGCGCTTGCGCCGCCGCCGCCCGTAACCCGTTAATAAGCGTTTGTTCTTCGCTGTCGCACCACGCATCCGTCACAAGCCAACGCATTTGACAGCGTTTGACGAAATCAACAAAATCCTGTTGCAGTTTGGTCGGGTTTAACGCTTCTTGCTCCCGGTATTCGTCCAATACAACAATAGAAGTACCACAATGCCCCAAACAGCAAAACGCATGCGCACTCGTTCCACCTCCAAAGTCAACCCCGATTGTTGCCCGCTGAATGCGGGGGATATCATCCACAACAAACCGCCCCGGTTGATCTGCGAACAACTGATATATCAAGCCTTCAGCAACCGCACGTTCGCCCAATATGTCCCGCCTGTACCATACGGTATTTGGGTCGTATCTGCTTTCTATCTCTGCAATGCGTTCCGGCGTGATTGTCGCATTGTCCCGGATTGTGAAATGCTGATACAGATATCCGCCCGCAAGCCCGTCCCGGCGGTATTTGTCAATATAGTCTTCGTATATTGACGCCTTTGGGTTGCACGGGTTCAAATCCCACAGAGTAAAAGGGTGTCTTGCGGCAATCTGCCGCCCTGTTGCCACCTTCAAAAAACTAATGCGGGAATCGGTGCTATCAAAATGCTCGTTGATTTCCGTTGCAATCCAAAGCCCGTAAGAATTGCCAAGAATGCGCTTGTATGCGTCCGCTTTTGCGCCGCCCGTGAAGATAACGACCTTTTCACCCGTCCGGGTTTGGATAAACAACGCTTCGTTGTCCCGGTACTTTCCCCACCTGCACCGACCCCGGAAAAGGTTTTCAAGGCCAAACCCGTTGCATACGCCAATATTCAATTTGGCGTTGCCAATGGTTGACCCGGAAGCTAAATGGTATTTGTCGGGCGTTTCTTCAAGGTACGCCGCCGCAATAATGCAATGGTCGATTGTTTTGCCGGAACGGATTGCCCCTTCAGCAACGCACATACGGTGTTGCAACGCCTGTTTAATGTACGTTTTGTGCTTCGGGGAAAACTCCCCCCAAGGAATCGTTGCTGTTTTACTCATCCTTCAACAACTCCACAAGCGGGGAAAGGTCTTCCGTGTCAATGTTGACGGTGCTTTCCGCTTTTTCCCGCCATTGTTTCGGCTTCCTGTTCTTCAGCCAAAAGATTTGCGCCGTTGTGTCCGGGGCAACGTGCTTTGTCACTTTCCGCACGTGCTTGCGTGTCTTGCCGCCGCCAAGGTCTTCAATCTCTGTGGTTGTCTCTTCGTAATCATACCCCAACGCCCTTTTAAGCAAGGCGTTTTCAACCTGTATGTCAACAGGTTCCTTGCCTTTTTTAAGGGCGGACGTTATAGCGGGAAAGCGTGCAATCCATTCCGTAAACGTGCGTTCCGCAACGCCCATGTTTTCCGCAATTTGGACGTTGGTCAATCCGTCCCTTGCCCAACCCGTCAAACGTGTCAAGCCGTCAGGCGTCAACCACTCTTCATATTTTCCCTTCCTGCCAATAGTCACCGCCCCCCATGCAGAAGCGCAACAAAGCTGTCAAAATACGCCTTGTTGCAACTTGACAATTCAATATATGTCTTGTTCTCTTCGGGGAAAGTATGGATTGCAAAATGGCTTTCGCCAAGCAGGAAAAGACACGTATAACCAAACGGGTCAAAATGATGTTCCACGCTCTTCAGCACATGAAACCCGGCTTCCTGCAACATTGAATTAAAACGGATATACAGGTTTGCCCAATCTGTTTCCTCTATCCACTCATTAAAATTCCATATCTGTGCCGTCATCTGCCCCCACCTCAATTTCCGGGAAAATGCCCTTGATTTGCCTTGTATCCCCCTTATAGAACACAAGAACGTTCTGATGTACCTTTACAACCTTTCTTGTCATCATGTTGTTATTCGCCCGTATTGTTGCCGTTCCAACAGGGTCAACAAGCACACATTCGTTGTATAAAATCATGCCGTTCCGCTTGAAGGTTTGTTTTATGTCATCGGGGAACCCGTAATATTCCCCGGTCTTTTTATCCCGCACATCCCCGCACACAATCACGGCAAAGCGGTTGCCCTTCAAACACTTGATTGCGTTTGAAAATGCTGTGTCAATGATCTTGTAAAATTCTTCATAACTGCTTTGGTTGCTTGCATCGTTTGGCAGGTCAGAATATTGCTCAAGGTCAAAGTATGGCGGGCAAGAAAAAAACAGGTCTTGTGTTCCTTCGCCTATGTGGTCAAGCACGTTTTGCCCGTCATCGCAAATGTATTGCGCGTCCAACCCAGAGCAAGCGGCTTGGTTGAACTCTGCTTGTTCTTTTCGCAACTCAATGCCCGTAAAATGGTTTCCAAGGCTTGCGGAAACATATCCGAAAACCGTATCCCCCGCAAACACATCAAATGTGTTTCCTGTCCCCGGCATAAACCAAAGGCACGCCAATTCAGAAAGAACGGGGTCAAGAATCGAAGTTGTGTTGTTGCTTGAAATCCCGTATTTTTCACTGTACAAACCTTCAGTGTATGCAACAGCGTTTTCCCGTGCCTGTCCTATGTCCCCGATCTTTTGCCGCCATGCTTCTTTTCGTTCTTTCCAATATCCTTGTCTAGCATCCAACACAGAAAAAGGCGGTACAACGAAACGTTTTGAAAGATTGCCCGCATGGTCAACGCTTTCGGTTCGCAAATCATCCCCCGCAATGTCATCAAACCCGAAAGCCGCCATATCAACCCCGGCAATGGACAACGCCGCTAGTTCCTCTTCCAGTTTGGCAAAATCCCACGGGCTTTCATTGGTCTTGTTGTCAGCAATGCGCAACGCCTGTATTTGGTCATCCGTCAGCGTGTCGGCATACACAACAGGCACGGTGTCAAGCATCAACTGTTTCGCCGCTAATAGCCGACCATGCCCGATTATGACCACGTTGTTACGGTCTGCAACGATTGGTTGCCACCAACCGAAACGCTTGATTGATTCCGCTATGCGGTCAACCTGTTCCGGCGGGTGCGTCTTTGTGTTGTTTTCGTACGGCGTCAACGCCGCAGGGTCTTTGTTTACTATGTCCATGCTTTGCCCTTCCGTTTATTTCTCCGTATGTATGCCGTGACCTCATACCTCGCACATAATGGCATACGACCCCGGCGGCGTAGGAGATAGACGCCGCCGCCCCGCTGAAGTGACCGCCAAAGAAGAAAGGGAAGAAAACGGTCACAAAAAAGGCGGGGTCACCACTCCCGCCTTTTGCCCTTCCGGGCAATTTACATAATACCACGTTCCTTGGTGCAATGGGGTGCAAACTTTTGTTGTATTTTGTTCCAGTTTGTTTGCGTTTCTTCACGCTTCCCACATTGATTTCAATTCGTCTCCGATTTCGTTTGCCAACTTTTCCGATATAATCCGGGCATGATTATAAAGTGCTTTTGTCGGAACTATGCCGCCCCACTTGTCTTTTTCACGTTTCATGTTTCTTTCTGCAAGTTCGCTTTTATACTTATCCAACAGACCAACCAACTTTACTTTTTCGCTCGTTGTCATTTTACTGCCCCCCGCAACAAATGTCTTCTATCGTCTGCTCCAGTGACCGGATTTTTTCTTCCTGCGCCGTTATCAGCAAAAGCGCATCCCGCATCAGTTTCCCTGAACAGCCTTTCCCCGCATCACTATTATATGGGCATTCAGGATTATCCCCATTTTCCCACCCGCAATCATTATCATTTAAGCAACATGCCACCCCTTTGATAATCTTCTCCCGGTCAGGCATCAGTCATCCCGCCTTTCCCCGTCAGCACAGAACCAATCGTCATGTAGTCCGTATCTTCTCATTGTAAAGAAACATCTACCGTCCTTATAATGCTTGCAATCCTTGCACCGTACTATTTCTTCGTCCCGTTCTGCGTATCCGGTATCACGTCCTTTTGAAAATGCTTCTCGGTAGCGTTCGGCATCCTGCTTTAACGCAATCAGCATTTTTTCTTTATCAACATTGATACCGACTCGTTGTGTTGCTTGCCAACATGCTTCATTAATGTTTCTCGCCATTTGAGTAGTTATAGCACTCATGGTTACTGCAAAAGGCGAATCATATTCCGGATATTTCATGCTTTCCAATTCACCGACCTTCCCACGAAATAGGTTTCCCGCATTTCGGGCAAAATTCAATCCACTTGTTTTCAAATCCTATAACCAACAACAATTTGCAATGCGGGCAATACCATTCTGCAAAATATTCCACTGATCCGTCATCCAAATTGCGTTTTGCCTGTTTTCTGATTATTTGCTTCGGTTTCCGCTCTTTTAACAGTTCTTCCGCCATATCCTTTGCCCACGGGTCAACGTCAACAGCGGTTTTTATGTGGTCAATCAGGCTTTGCACTGGTACATTGTGTTTCAATGCCACAACACCCGCTTTCCGCACACCCGGCAATACTTGTCGTTTGTGTCAATCTCTTTTTTGCACGCCCCGCACACAAAGTGCCAAGCTAAACCGCCGTCATAAAATTCCCGCTCCGGTTTTATCGGTTCGTCACGTTCCAACAACGTTGCGGCATCCCGCAACAACTGCTTTGCGCAAAAGTTCCAACCAGAAACCGTGTCAAAGTTGTTATACTCGCATTTCCGGTTGATACACAGTTTCGGATTCCGTGACCGTCTCAAGCATTCCAGTTTTTCAGCAACATATTTTGCATCATTCATTTGCCTTCACCGTCCGCCCGCATGATTGTATTTCGTGACATATCCCGCCGTGATATTCGCACATCGGCACAAGCAAGCCTTTTAGCTCCGGCATAACCTGTTCCGCAAGGGCGCACATCCTTTGCACAACTTCCCGTGTTTCCGGGCTTGCCTTCATGCACAACCGCTTATTGGCAAGGTTCAACAGGGCTTCTGCGTTGAGTGTCACCCGCATTGTTACGGGCGTGTCCTGCGGGGCTTTGGTGCGGTCATAATCGTTTTGACGGTCGTTTCTTTGGCTTTGAACGTACGGTTGGAAACCGACATGATGCCGCACCAAATGCACCGTAACCCAATACGGAACGTCCCGGATAACGTATGAAAACCGCAATTCCCGGATTGGGCTGTGCCGTGCAACCAACAGTTTCCGCACGAATTCGGACGTTGGCGGCGTCCGTGTGTCTTTGCCCATTGTGCCAACCGTGCATTGCCGCATCCAAATCAAGTCATCCTTGCCGGGGTATTTCCGTAACTCAATAACCATGATTTTCCCCTTTCTTTTACGCAAAGCGTTTGTAGGATTGTTTTATATCGTCTTCGTTAATCATTACATACTTTAGCGTTGTGTCAATCTTTTCATGTCCCAAAATCTTTGCAATCTCTTGAATTGGCATCCCGTGCCGACTCAATTCCGTTGCAAGCGTCCGGCGGAATTTGTGCGGGTGTATATGATCCACGCCAGAACGTTTTTCAAGTTCCCGCATCATAACCCGCACGCCGTTTGGCATCAATCGGGTTCCGCCTTTTCCGGCAAACAACGCCGGGTTGTCATCCGTGCGGCTTGCAAAATACGCTTTTAACTGCATTGCCGCAACAGCGTTAAGGTAAACGGTTCGTTCCTTGTTGCCCTTTCCACGCGCAACGCATTCAAGGCTGTTGAAATCAATATCATCCCGGTTTAATTCGGTCGTTTCGCCGATTCTGCACCCGGTTGCGGCAAGGAAAGCAATGATTGCCCTGTCCCGTTCGCACTTGCACGCCGCCTTCATCTTTTCCATATCAACAGCGGAAAAGATTTGCTTTTTCCTCTTTGCGCATTTGATTGCGCCAAGGTTCGCCGTTGGATTGCGATCAATCAGGGCTTCCCGTTGTAACCAATTGAAATATGCCGACAATACCTGTCGTTCGCTTTCCGCCGTGCTGTCCTTGCATCCGTTCTTCTGAAGCGTTGCAAGGTAGTTGCGCAAGTGATAGACGGTTATGCGCCGGGTTGGTACGCCAACGGTTTTCAACATCCGTGTTATAACGTACTTGTACCGCAACAACGTCCGTTCACTGCGCCCCTGCACCTGCAATGCGTCAATGTAACAGTCAAGCAAATCGTCCCGGTTTTCTTCGGCAAACGCCGTTTCCCGGATTTCGTAGCCTTCCATGATATCAGAAACGGCGGAAAGCACTTGCGGCAACTGTTCTGCTGTCAGGATTGCCGCAAGCCGCTTTTCGGTCTGATTGAGAAAGCTAATTTTCGCATCAATTGCCATAAATAACACCCCGCCTTTCTGCGTCACCCGTTGCCGGGTCTTAAATAAAAATCAATCTTAAAACTAATCTTAAAACCAATCTCAAGATCAATCACAAAGGCCTTTTGCCCGCATCCATTGCCAAACCTGCCACAGCGCACGCCCGTGGATAATGATTGTGTTGCGCTTTTCATAGCATATATCCGTTTGAATTTCTGCCAATGTGCGCCCGTTTATGTAATGCTCAATCAATACCGTTTGTTGTGTGGCGTCCTGTACGCTGTTAATTGCATCCATGATTTCCCGCAACGCCCGTTGACATTCCCGGCGACTGTCTTCAAGCATAGCAGTTGCATCCATTGCATTAACGACAGCGTTTGCCATCATTTCCCCGCCGCCGGACGTCTGCACGCAAATTTCTTTCAGCGCAACGGTTGTGTTTGTCGCATCCTCAAACGCCGACCGGATTGCCCTTTCAAGGGCGTTGCACTTTGCTTTCAACCCCCTGTAGCGCATCAAGTATGCTTTTGCCGGGTTGTTTTTGTGTTCAATCATCGTCTTTTCTTTTTCCCCCGCAACCGTGCTTGCACAATAGCATTTTTGATTTCTGCTTCTGCTCCCCGGCGGGCGTTGGAAGCCGCACGCCACTTGACAAACGCTTGGTATTGTTCGCAAGTATCGTGCGCCTTCCCGCATCCTTTCCGGTCGCATGTTTTACACGGGCAAATCATTTAATATGGCAGGTCATCCGGTTCAACAACAGCCATTCCCGTTGCGGCGTCCACGGTCGGCGCACTGTCTGCGGTCGTTTCCGCCTTGGTTGTCAGGAATTCGACATCGTCTGCCGTAACCTCAAGGCTTGCGCCGTGCTTGCCGTCCTTTTCCCACGTCCGCAGGGATACACGCCCAACAACTGCAACCTTGCGCCCCTTTGCAAGATATTTAGCACAGTTTTCACCAAGTGACCGCCAAGCGTTCACGTTGAAAAAGTCCGCTCCGGGGTCGGGGTTGTTTCGGCTTTTCGCCCTGTTTACCGCAACCGTGAAACCGCAAACCGCCGTTCCGTCCTGTGTGCTTCTCAATTCCGGGTTTTTCGTCAGGTTGCCAATAATCAACAGCTTGTTCATTTTCTGTCATTCCTTTCAAGTTTCTTGATGTATTCCAACAATAGTTCGATTTCCCACCCGGCAAGGCACTCCATATCATTGCGCCCCGCCCGTTGCAACTTGCGTATCACCTGCCGTGTACGTTCTTGCCGTTCCTGCGCATCCGTCACAATGTCACCCCCTTGTAATGCGTTCCACGGCATCGTCCCAATGTAATTCAACACCTGTTTTTTTGAATGCTTCGTCTGCAATCTCTTCGTCTTCCACGCACACAACCACTTGCCTGTCAATTTCAATCAGGGTATCAACGGCCTTGTCTGCGTCCATGCCGTGTTTTTCAATCATCGTGATTAGAAACGCCGCATAGATCGTATGGAAAGCAAAGTCTTCAGCAAACTTGCGCCCTTCCTGCAACCCGTCTTCGTACGCCTTTTGCACGTCCGCTTCCGTGATACCGTTGCGGTAAAACTGCGCCCGCAACTGTTCAACGGGTGTTAATGGGATTTCCATCAACGCTTTGCGGTCTGCCCGCTGTTTTGCCCGCCGCACTTCCCGTGCTGATTTCGCCCTTTTCGGCATTGCAACCCCGCCTTTCATACTTCCCGAATCTGTATTCCGTACCTTTGCAACATCAACTTGCGCTTTATGACGTATTCTTTCGTTCGTACGCCTTTTGCGTCTTCAACAACCCGTTCACCGTTTTCCATATAGACGAAATCGGCAACATACTTGACCGGGCGTTCAATGACCTTGTTGTTGTGCCGCTGTGTTGGTATCAACTCAAATGGTACTTGCCTTTGCAGGTCTGTAATCGCACCCGCCCGCAACAACAGCAACAATTCTTGATACCGCTGTGCTTCATGCACGCTGTCAAATACCTGCCCGTCAAGGTTCACTTTCCGGTTGCCGTACTTGTTCATTGCTTTCGTACCCCTTGCAATCAATTTTCGGATACCCGACAACATAACCGTATTTCACGCAATAGCACGCCCCGCCGTGGTGATTCTTTGCCCATGCGCACCCGCCGCACCCGTTGCGTTTTCCTGCTTGCTGTTTTTCCATCAAATTTGCCCCCTGTCAGCGTTTCTTTGTTTCGGTTGAGTATTTGCCCGCCGTACGGCGCAAACGGGCTGTCAGGCCGCAAATTGCGCCGCACAGCGGCATTTCCGCATCAAACGCCCAACCTGTCATACAAACTGTCAAATGTTTCCTTTGTCCCGGTATAATCTCTCTGTGTGTACTGCTGTGCAACAACGGTTTTCCCGTTCCCGGCGGTCGGTTTCGGCAATTCGTCTTCCCAACGGCTTTGATTGAGCCAAGTTGCAGGATAGGGGATAAACTGCCCGCCGTTTTCCTGCCATTGCGCCGAAGCCTTTTGCTTTTCGATTGCCGCAAGCATGGTTTCGACCTTGGCGGCGTCCGGGTTTACCTTGTCAAACGCTTTCCGTGCCGCCGTCTTTGCGGTATGTTTCGGATATGCGTCCCAGAATCTTGCGAATAATAGTTCTTCTTCTTTCTTTTTTTCTTTTTCTTTCTCTTTCTCTTTTGGGAAATTTGATTCCGTTTGTTGTGTTTTGTTATCGTTTGTTGTTGGCTGTTCTGTTTTGATTGGTTCGGTTGCGGGCTGTTGCGTTTTCCCTTGCCGTGCCTGTTTGCGGATGTCAGAGATTGCCGCATTTCGGTCAACCTGTCCCTTCAAAAACCGGAAAGCGATTTTGCACGCCCCGCACAGAAGGTGTTCGTATTCCCGTCCGCTTGCGTAAGAGACAACGGCGTCAATCAGGTTGCCTTTTTCTTCCGCCGTCAAATCTTGCGTGACCTCTATCCAATCAAAATAGATAGGCACATACTCTTTTGACATGTCAACCTTCCTTTTTGCCGTACAGGTCTTCTACGATGTAACCCAACTTCACAGATATACTTTTCAACAGTTCGTTGGTTTTCTGTAGTTCCTGCATCATGTAATGCGTTGCCTGTACGGTCACGGTTTGCCGTATTTCCTTGACAACCTCTTGTGTCTGCGGCTTTGGTTCCTCTGCGGGCGTTGGTGCGACCTGCGCAACCTGCGCCGCCTGTGCGGTTTTCGCTTTCTCTTCCGCTTGCTTCTTTGCCGCAAACGCCTGTTTCTTTTTCAACTCTTTTTCGGCCTTGATGGTTTGATACTCTTCAAACGTTTCGGCCTTGCTGATCCAGAACACCGTGTTTGCCGATACCTGCATATAGGTTGCCGCTTCAGATTGTGTTGCTCCGCCTTTCAACAGCAGTTTGATTGCTGTGAATTGCCGTGCCGTCAATTTGTTCCAATTTGCCATTGCCCTTGCCTTCCTTTCACCGTTACAAGTAATTCTTGCCGAAAATCTGCATCCACTCTTCGTGCGTATGCGTTTTTTCAAACGCCGTTTGCGCCATCTGCTGAAGCATCCTGTTCAAGTCTGCATCAATATGCACCCCGTGTTTCCCGGTATGGTGCGCCCTGCATAGCCAACAGGTTAAACCGTAACGGGTTGACAACCTGCGGTTTGCTGTACCGTGCATAATGTGGTGCAATTCAAGATTCTGCCGCCCACCACACAGGAAGCACCGTTCATCGTTCAAATCCTGTACAATGCTGTCCATGTCACACCCCCGCCGGGATTTTGTACCGTGCGAACCTCACTTTTTCACCGTACCTGTTGACGCCTTCAACGGTTTCCATAACAACCGGGACGCCCTTGCAACGCAGGTCGTACACCCGTGCCGCAAGGCGTGTGATTCCCATTTCAAAACCTTCCATTGGCGTTATTGACCCGTGCTTGCTGATATGCTCAACAATCCGTTGCGCCTGTGTCATCTGCGCCCCCACCTTTCTAACATTTTTTCCTCATCCGCCTTTGACAGCGGTATTGGCAATTGCATTTGCTTCGCTTGATCCACCAACCAATCAAGAAGCACCCGCATTTCATCAACCGAATACGTTGACGTTCCAAAGTACATATTGACCCGTTTCCTGCCGGGTGCGTCATCGTCAACAACCTCTAAAAACCAACCCGTTCCATGCGATTCCCAACGCCGCCGCACGTCATCCAGATTGAAAGCGGGTATTGGTGTCTGCCAGTAAACACCAACGGCCTTGATTGCCTTCCTGTAAACGTCTTCTTTGGTCAATGGCGGCGTCAGTGCCTTTGCAATGTCATCGCACAATGCCCAACAGAAAGAGTTTGCATCATGTGACCTGCCGGGGGAAAACTTCTTGATGTCCACCGTTACGGGCTTGTCCTTCAGCCCGTCAAACCATTCCCCCGGCGGGGTGCGGGTGACGAATGAAACAAGCCATTCACCACCCGCAAGCGGGATTGCGTCACGAAGCTTTCCCTGCATCGTTCAACACCGTTCCTTTCGGTGTAAACCGGGTATACATTGCGCCAATTAGCTGTTCGGCTTCCGTCTGCGTAAACTCTGCCAAGGGCTTTGCCGGAACAACCTTTGCTTCCGTCAGGGCGGCAACCTGCGCTTTCCAGATTGCGTTGTTTTCCGCCTTGCTGATTTCCCGCACAACCCGCAACGCTTCCCGTTCTTTGGCAAGGTATTCAAGCACCGGGGGGACTGGGTCAGCGGGCGGCGTCTTCTGCGCCGTGGTCGGCGGCACGGTTGCCGCCTGTGTCACCGTTGCGGGCGTCCGTGCAACTATGCGTTCCTGCTGTGCCGCTTTCGGGGCGGTCGGTTTCTGCGCTTTGCTCGTTGCTTCGGGTGATTCCGTGTCAGGGTCAATCATTTCTTCGGTTGGTATCATAAACAACTGGAAGCACGCATATTTCAGCGCAACCGACATTGCTTTGTTGCTTGCTTTGTCTCCGCTGTCCATGCCTTCGCCGACAACAACGCAAGATATGTTTGACCCGTCCGGCGCATACAGGGTGTATTTGATTGTAAGAATTGAATACTTCAATACGGAACGTTTTGTTTGACCGTTGTACATGCTTTCCGTTTCCCGTTCTTCCCGCCTGTGGTCAAGGATTTCCGGGCAAACAAACAAGCCAAGTTCCGACATAACCGGGTTTAATGCGTTGTAAACTGCATCAATGCCCCGGAATTTGTACTTCTGTTGCGTGTTTTCACTGGTTTTTCCAATTGCGCCTATTTTCCGCATTGCTTGACCAATCAAGCCGTAAATCATTTCACTTGCCATCTTTTCATACCTCAACTGTAAATTTCTCTTCCCGGGCAACAACATCAATGCCGGGGATAATTTCGCCGTCTTCCGTCACAATGTGGCCTTCAAACACTGCCGTTGCCTTTTTCAGCGCATCCCAATCAAGTTCTTGTTTGGTCTTTACGTACTGCGGCATTCCGTTGCCGTTGAGCCATTCAATAACTGTTTTGTCATCCCGCTTGTATTCCGGGTTTTGCGTCTTCAGTACAAGCTTGCCACCCGGCAACTTGTAGGATTCCTGCGTTTTCGTTTTCTTGTGCGGGACGGTTGCGAAATACTCCGCTAACATCCGTTCAAGGTTCATGGTATCAAAATCGGTCTGTTCCTTGATTTCCTTGATTTTGTCTGTATACCACGCAATCCACCTGTCCCGGTCTGCCCGTGCTTCCTTGATTTTCTGCAAAGCCCAATCCGCTTTTGCATCTGTGTCAATCACGAAGCCTTCAACATCAATCTTTTGCAACTCGCTCATTTTCTTCTTTCCTTTCTCCATCCCATGTGATAAAATGGGGTGAATGCAATTGCCCTTGCGTTCCCCCGCTTCGGCGGGGCTTTTACATTGCACGCACAAACCACGGATATTCACCCGTCTTGTTGCGCCACCACACCCGGAACCAACCAAGCGGCGTGCGGTGCAAACTGCGCACCCGGCGTGCGGCGGGGTTCATCAACTGCCAAAGTTCCATTATCTTTCCATCCTTTCAATCTGCATCCGCAATGCAATCAGCAATGCGCCCGTGTCAATGTTCAATGACGCAACCCGGTGCGTTTCAAACGTCCCGCCCACTGCGTCAGCGGCATCGGTTACAAGATTTTCGACCTGCTCAAGCAAATCGGTTGCCTGTTTCAGCAGTTCAACCGCCTTTTGCGTGTGCGGGTCTTCTGCGTTTAGGTCTTCCCATGCCTTTGCGTCTTCCGCTTCAACGATTGCGTCAACCTCTGCGCCCGTCATAATTTCACCCCCTTCCGTAAAAGTCGGCGTGTCTCGCTTTCCGGCGGCATCGTCTTGCGCCGCTCCCATTCCGCAACCGCCCGTTCGGTCACCATTAGCGGGTTTTCCATGTGCGCCATATCCCGCATGTATTTCCGGGCTGTTGCGGGCTTGCACTGGTAACGCCCGCATATGTCCTTTACCGAATAAATTTTGTCCACGCTCAACCCGCCTTTTTGTCAACGATTTCGTCAATTGGTACGCCGAGCGCATCCGCAAGCCGCTCAATTGTGGCAAGATTCGGGTAACACATGCCGCATTCATAGCGGGCAATCGTCACACGATGCACCCCGGAAACCGCCGAAAGCTGTGCCTGCGTCATACCCTTCGCCTTGCGTACCTGTGCCAATTTTACTATTTTGTCCGCCCCCTTCCTGTAACACACTTGGTACACCTTCTGCATTGTATCACAGCGGGTACAAAAAAACAATACAGAAATACCCAATTTACTATTTACATTTTTGTTGCGTTTATGTATCATGTTTGTTACAATCTAAAGGGGGTGCTACAATGCAAAATAACATTGGCAAAAGGATTGCCGAATTACGGCGGGAACGGGGGCTAAACCAAGAAGAATTGGCGGAACTCGCTATGTTGCACAGGGTGACCGTTGCCAAGTACGAAACGGGGCAGGTTGAGCCGGGGGCGTCTGCAATATCCCGCATTGCCGATGCGTTGGGGGTGTCTGCTGATATCATCCTTTGCAGGTCTGAAAAAGTGCCGCCATTTCTGCACATGGTCAAAGACGCCGTGCCGATAATCGGGAACGTTGCTTGCGGTTCGCCGATTATGGCGGAACAGAATATTGATGGATATACGCAACTACCGGACGGCGTGAATGCTGATTTTGCGCTTCGATGCAAAGGGGACAGCATGACGCCAACATTTTTGCCGGGGGACTATGTGCTGATACGACAGCAACCGGAAGTTGAGCAGGGGCAAATTGCCGCCGTTGGGATTGAAGACGAAGCCACGTTAAAACGGTTTTACCGCAAAGACGATAAAATCATTTTGATTTCAGATAACCATACATACAGCCCGCTAATTTACCCGGTCGGGTCGGAAGTGCGTATATATGGGTTGGCGGTCGGTTGTGTGCGGACGTTATAACGGGGGTGCATCATGCCAAGGGCAAAGAAACAGAAACTAAAAAAACGCCCGGATGGGCGTTATGCTTGCCGCTATCACAATCAATGGTTTTATTCGACCGACCCGGAAACGTGCTTGCGGCAACGTGACGAATTCAAGGCGGCGGAAAAGCGGGGTATTGCCGCAAGATATTTTGTGAAGGACTATGCAGAAAGTTGGCTTGTCAGGTCGCACCCGGACATTTCGCCGTCCACAATGGCAGGATTGCGCACGCACCTTTCGAAACTAACAGACGCAATCGGAAACGTTGCCGTTGCCGATGTAAAGCCGTCCGACATCAAAGAAACATTTTCGACAAAGTACAAAGGGCTTTCGGCAAGTTACATCAAAGCCGGAAAACAGCTTTTTTGCTCGTTGTTTGATGCCGCCGTTGCCGATGGGCTTTTATTATCCAACCCGGCACGGGATAAAACCGCAAAGCCGCAACGGGGGACGGTCGGCGGTCATAGATCAATAACGCCGCAGGAAAGGCATTGGATTGAAACGCTTTGCACAGACCACAGGGCGCACCCGGTCGCAATGGCTATGTTATATGCAGGGTTGCGCCCACAAGAAGCAAAGGCCATCGACATTGACAGGGACGTTGATTTCAAGCGGGAAACAATAACGGTTCGTCAAACAGCGCACACCGACCCCGAAAACGGGCAACGGTATGCGTTTACAGACAAGGGGAAGACGGAAAAGGCCAACAGGACTATTCCACTTCTGCCGCCGCTGAAAGACGCCTTGCAAGGCCGCACAGGGCTATTGATAACATCGGCGCACGGAAAAGCCGTCACGAAGACAACTTGGCGGGTCGTATGGCGGTCGTATGTCGCAAACATGGAAACCGCTATAAACGGCGTTGACCGCCGTTGGTACGGGCGCACAAGGGAACACAAAGCCATCCTTGCCGCCGGGGGTACGTTGCCGCCGTGGGTGTCCTTCACGGTCACGCCGTACGACCTGCGGCACAGCTTTTGCACTATGTGCCGATCCATGCAACCGCCAATAGAATTGCACACGGTTATTAAATGGATGGGGCATACAGATGCAACCATGATTTTGCACATTTACGACAGCGTAACAGATACACGGGATGTACAGGAATCCGAACGGTTAAAAGATGCGTTTCGTAGTCAAAATGGTAGTCAAACAGAAAAAGGCAACGCCGCACCCGATGAAAAATAAGGTGCGGCAAATCCAAAAGGCTTCCGTTTCATACCCGGAGTGTCATTGGTTCAAGTCCAATCTGAGCCACACCGAAAAACCCCATGCCGCAAAGGCATGGGGGCTTTTTTCGCTTCCGGGGCGGAAGTCAAAAAGTGTCATTTTTGTGCGTTTTCGCACTTCGATTGGTAGTCAATTCGGTAGTCAGCGTTTAACAGGTCTCCCGCACACATCGCAAAAGTTCGCATTCATGCGCAGTTGGTTGCCGCACGCTCCGCAATCCTGCATATCATGCCAACCCAAACCGTTCAAGATATCATCCGGCACGGGTTCCACTGGTTCGCCGTCAGCGGGCGAGTTGTCGCACATTGCGGAAAGCAGTTTCTCCGCATCCGTTAATGTCATGGTAACGTGCTTCATTCCCCTGTTTTTCGCTTTCATTGCGCACGTTGTCAGGTTGGCAATGATGCGCTCCCGGTTGTATCTGTCCATGTTTCCACTTTCTGCCGGGGATATGCCGCCCCGGCTCGGCTTGTCTTTCAGCCTTGCCAAACAACTTTGCGTGTCCTGCTATCCGTGATTCTTGTGTTCTTCGGTTCCTCACCATAGGTTTTTTTGTGCCAATCAACGTACTTCTCGGGGCTTTCCGTTCTTGATGAATACCTCCATTTCCCGTCAAAATACCGTGATACGGCGTATGGGAATGCTTCCACCATACCCTTGCGGTGTTCTTTGTATGCCTGCGTCACGCCGCCTTCCTCCTTTCCTTCCATTCCTTCAGCTTGCGCTCGTTCTCCCGGACGATTACCACGTGTACCCGGATTTTGTCTTTGATGCTCATTGCCCTTGCCTTTCCGGGGCGTTGCCCCTGTCTTGATCCTCTTGTATTGTATCACGTTTGTTACAAAGCGTCAATAGGGAAATAGCGGATTTTATAATTTTTTTTGAAAAAATTTTCCATAAAAAAAAGAACCCCCGGCACGCCGGGGGCTTTCGGTTACTTGATTGCGTCACTACAGGAAGCGGGGGAGAATGCCCGCAACCCTTGGAAATACGTGTTTCTTTTACTTGCTTTTTACTTGCTTTTTACTTGCTTGCTACTTGCAGTTAGTTTTTCGGGGCTTCGGGAATGCCTGTTGCCAATGCCATCAAAATAGCAATCACAAAGCCAAGCCCGCCCGCACTCAATGCCGCCAACCAATCAACGTCTTTCAGCACAATTGCGCCCGTGCCGATGTATGCAAGCATGGATTCTGCAAACGTGCGGACAGCCCGTGTAAGGGTAGCTTTCCAAAATTTCCACGTGAACATTGCGTTCATCCTTTCATTAGATCGTCAATGCGCTTGTGTGCGCTGTTTGCGCTCGCTTCAATCTCAACAAGTTTTGTCTTTAGGTCGCCAACGTCTTTTTGTATTGCTCTGTTTTCCAACTTGATTTCATCAATTGACGTACGGATATACCGTACATCTGCCGTCATGGTTGCCCGTTCCGTTGCGGATGCTGTTGTATCCTGTGATTGCGTCCGCTTGTATGACAGTGCTGTAAACAGCAGGGCGCACGCCGCAATCACAAGGGAAATCACTGCTTCGGTTGACAACGCTTTCACCCCCTTTCCGCCGATATAGTTGCACCGGGGTATTGCGAGATTAACGCATCCGCTTGCGATTTGGACAAGTGCGGAATTGTGACCGTATATGTTTCGGCGGCGGGTTGATCCAACGCCCACCAAGTGCGCTGTCCAATCACGCCGTCAACCGTCAGCGGGTTGCCGTCTTGGTCGGTGTGGTCACGTTGGAAAGCCCGGACGGCTTTTTCCGTTGCCGCTCCGAATTCTCCATCTGCGCCAAACGACCCGCAATCATATCCCTTTTGAATCAACTTTGTTTGCGCAAGGGTAACGTAAGACCCTTTAGCCCCCCGCTTCAGCGTTGGCAGTGTGTCCGGTGTTGGTTCCGGCGTTGGCTGTGGTGGCGGGGTAGGGGACGGGGTAACGCCGTCAATACACGCAGGTATTGCCCAATGTGTCCACTTCTTGTTCCGGCTTGTAAAGTGTTGCACGCCGTTGCTACATTCAACGGTTTCCCCGTTGTAACCAAACCCGGTATGCTCCATTGTTTTTCCTTTGGCAACAAACAAGCAAACAAGTTCATTGTCCGGGACGGTTGCAATTTCGCCTTTGGCTTTCCAGTTGCTTTCCGTGTTCCATTGTGACGTTGCGCCCGCGCCCATTAACCGCCATCCATAGACCTGCAACAGCACCCAATACGTAAACCCACGGCAATCAAAAAACCGGGTGCGTTCGCCACCCGGCAACCATTTACACCCGGCACAGCTTCCCGCACCGTTGTAATTCTTGCATTTTGTTTTTATTGTGGGGTGTGCGTCTGAATACCTTGCCCGCCTGTTTGCCGGGGTGCATAGTTCGCCACGTGCGCCGAAAACATACGCCCAACCTTCACACAACAAAGCCGTTTGCCACGCAACCAATTGCAACGGGTTGCCCGTCTGTTTTAGTTCGCCGATTTTGCTTGCAACATAACTGGCACTATTCATGTTTTATACCTCTGCCGCCGCAATGCGTAAAATATTAAGGGCGTCCCTCTCCATGTGCGCCCTGCATCCGTCCGGGTCACCGTAATACGGGCAATCTTTATTGCACTGCGCACCCGTGCAACACTTCAAGCCCGCAATTATTTTTTTGATGTCTTCCATTCTTTCGCCTTTCCTTTGTTGCGCTTCGTTTCGTGCCGGATTTCCGACCCGGCAATTACCAAAGCATAAATGCAAACCGTTGCCGTTGCGCCGACAACGCACCCAATCAGAAAAATTAACACGCCCAACGAATCACCCCCGGATAAATCAATAAGAATCAATAATCCCGCCATTTTGCAAAGAAAGATAGCCATTATTGATTATTTGGCGTTATTGAAATGACCGCACAGTTATCCCGTTGCCGCTTCCTGTACGGTAAAGGCAAGGCAACTACGCACGCCGGGTGCGGCGTTGGCGGGACGGCTTGCCAAACGATCTATTGTGCCGGAAACGGTGGCAGTTCGTCACCGTTTATTTCCGGCGGGTCGGGTAGGTAATACAAACAATCGTTGCACCCGTTCGGGTGTAACCTGTCGCAATTCTCTTGCTCCGGGGGAACACCCACAATAGCTTTGTACCAACATGTTTTCATTATTCTGCCCCGGTCGTTTCGTGTTATTTGGTCACTTTAAATTACAACTTGCAGTTGCAAATATCATTTCAAAAGCGCTATACTATACGCACATTTTAAGGAGGCTTTGACCATGCACGAAACCAGTTCACGTAATACCCCCCCCCGGCGTAATAAATTTGTAATAATTGTTCTTCTTGCTTTTGTACTGATTTTTGCTTCTTTGTCAGTGTTTCTGTCTTTAAGAAGCGGTATTTTTTCTTTGTTGCTCGTAAAACTCGGTCTGCAAGAAGACGTTCCGGTGAATAAAGATCCATACAAGGCTTGGGCTAATTGTCTTAATCAGCTTGATATTGATGCCGACATCGTTTTTATCGGCGATTCAATTACGGCGAACGGCAATTTTCAATCACTGATTCCAAATAAGACAGTTTGTAACCTTGGATGCTATGGCGATCAGATCTGGGATGTGACAGCACGTATCAATGCTGTCAAAACAGTTACTCCAGAAGAAATATACATTATGATTGGAACAAACACTCTTGCATGTAGGACGTTGGAGCAAGCAATGCGTTCCTATTCATTCATGGCAGATACATATATTTCATCATTACCGGATTGCAAAATCACCTTCATCAGCATTTTGCCCGTCACTGCTCAATTGGAAAATGGTGCCAGAACAAATACAAATATACAGATATTCAACACATTCATACGCAGTACCGCCGAAAAACTTAATTCCTCTTACGTCGATTTGTTTCATTTATATGTGTTTGACGGAGCATTAAATCCGGATTACACAAATGACGGGCTTCACATCACAAAAGATTCTTACTCTATCTGGGCTAATGCAATTCGCAATGACAATTAAATCAGACTTTCCAGAAATCTTGCATACTTATGATAGAACTGTTCTTTGCCTATTTCGCTAAAATGAACGTTGTCCTGAAAATAAATCTGTCCATATCCTTGGTCAGGGAGACCCTGTTCTGCAATAGCATATGGCATTCTATTATCTCCGGGTATTTGCCCCATGCCGCTCATATCATACCATGGTACAGAATAATAATCACAGCATTCTCTGACAGCTTGAACAGTTGCATCCATTACACCACCGGATCTTTGTGGCGGAAGAAGAACACCAATCTTTCCATATCTGAAATAATAAAGGAGCTTGTCAAAACAATATTTCATTGCTCCCCATGTGGTTGTGACATCTGTGCTTGTAGAATCACCGATTCCTCCTACATCGCTATTTGTTCCGTACATCATTGTTACAATGTCAAACTCATCTGAATACCCCTTTGAAATATATGGATTGCATAGTTTGTTTACCATAGAAAGACAATGTCCTTCAGCTGTTGTTGTTGGGTCATTTGTTGGTACTCCCCACTTGCATCCGGCATGCCCTTCGTTCCGTACAGAATGGCAACCAGTAAGTTCAACAATTCTGCTGTTTAAACTTGATCCCATATATTGTGTGTTTGAATCACCTAACGCACAAATTCTCATTCCTGCTATCGGGCCACTTCCGGTCGTAAATATCTGTCCCTTATAGTACAGGTTGCTCATTCTGACACCACCTTTCTAATTTTTAATATACGCAAACTGCCTTCGTCTGTAATTAAATTTGGGTATTGCTGAGTTACAGACAATGTTCCTGTACTGTACCAAATATTGGGAGTATAAGCATATGGCATTCCAACTGCTCCATAAGCTGTATTAGACGTATCACTATCCACCATCCCGCATGCAACAGTATTATTTAACGTAGTGGCTTTTATAACTGACTCATATTCACCAGCCTCAATCGAATTACTAATTAGAGACTTCCAGTAATTGCCGCTTCTAATGGTATTCCCATCCTTATCAATCCAAGTAATATTTCTGTAACCGCCATATCTTGGAAGAGTTGAATCCATTCTATATTCTGTGAAATCATCGAATGTGTTCGGCACAAAATCTCCATAAAGTGATAATTCAATATCATCCAGAATTTGGCCATCAATTGCAAACCCAATTTGACAATCTTTTTTTATGGCAACTGTTCCTTCTATTGATTCTCCCGGTGCCAATTCGTGTGTAAGGTTTTCAATTCCTATACTATACCATATATTTCCATTTGCGTAATTATTCGCACTCGTCGATAACATCCCCGGAACGCTTCCAATATATGGTATTCCTATTGAAAGAGTATCTTCAGTTATATTTTTCAATTTAAAATTTACTATACAATCAGCCTTAGCCGGATATTCTGACACCAGTAAGTGATTATTATAATTTGCTCTTCCGACTTGTGTCTGTCCGTTATCAGAATAAAAATATACAGTGCCCCAGTTTCCTCCTGTTGTTTCAATGAGCGGATCAATATAATGATATTCCTGTGCTACAGCTGTAATAACAATGTCTCCTGTTGCAGTTTCAATGGAAACAACACCATTAACATACACATCTTCTGTAACATCAATCCCGCCCATTACAACAGTACAGCTATCCAGATAATGCTCACTTTCCGGTAATAACTCTGTGGCATACCTGTCGCCTTGAATCACGGAGCGTGTTTTGTTTGTAGATATAACATTATCCAAACTGTATGAAACTTGGTACACAGGAGTTGGATCGGCTTGGAATGTTGTTGTAGTTGTAATACCACGGAATCTGACAGTTGCAGTATTTTGTCCTGAAACAACTACGCCGTCATCCACAGTATAGCTCGGAACAACCATCGTAGAGTAATCATCAAACGTAGCAGTCACAATAAACACCAGATCGGAGTAAGGCGTATACACATATGGTATAACATCGTCAGACAGTACAGCAGAAATACTGATCGGAGCAATATTCGTTGTTGCCTTATAAAGCAGTTCAATATTTGCGGTCTGGTCAGATCCATAAACTGCTTCTGACAGGATTGTATGGAGAAGATTTGCCACGGTCATGTTAAAACCACTGACTTCCTCCAAGGAGTTTATTGCGCTCTTTACACTTGAAACCTCTTCTTGCAATGCACCGACCGCCGCAATAGATTCGTCTGATACGGTCTTGTCCCTTTTTATGATCTCTTTTGCGATTTCATCAACGGTATTTTCAAGGCTTCCGCCCTTTATCACTTTTTCCATCTTTTAATTCTCCACAATCTGTATTTGTGTCGTTCTGATTAACCACCTGTTCGAAGGCGTACCGTTAAACCCATACGATTGCGTTGCCCCGGAATATGTGAAGTTTATTTGCGTGACATCGCACGCCGCACCCGTTGCAAGTTTAATTTTCGTTAGCAGGTCGGTTGCGTATAGCCCTTCACCGATATACAAAGCGTAAGTGTAATCAGATATGGTTTGCTTGACCAAATCCGCAACCGTGCTGTCGTACCCCGTGCCGGGTGTAAGCATGACGGTCACCGTAATATATGCGTTGGTCGGGCGTTGCAAGTATATTGTCCCGTCATCAAGGTCAATGGTTAAGTTGCCAACCGTTTGCATCCCTGCCGGAATGTATTCTTTCACTGCGTTTGCAACAGCCGTTGCGTTGCCGCCCGCAAACGCAATCATAACCGTATTTGGCGCAATGCCGTATTCGTCTGTTTGGCTTGTCGGGTTCACAAACGCATGACACATTGACACATTTTCAACGCTTTCCGCCGCCGCTTCAATGGGCGCACGGATAAACGCTTTTTCAACAAGCAAATCAATTTCGGATTTCAGCGGGGTATCATTCATTTCCCCGCCAACGTTCACCCGGACGCAATCACCCAACGTAAATGACCCGGCTGTGTGGTTTGTCGTAAAGCGGTACCAATTCCCGTTATAGGTGACATACTGTCCTGCAATATAATTGACCTGTGTGCTGAAGGCCGGGGCAAGCGTTTGCCACAGTGTCGAATAATCAGCGGGGATTGATGCAACGGCGGCGTCAATCTCCGCAATTAGAGTATCAATAGACGGAATGATTTCGCCGGGGTCAACAATTGCGTCTGTGCTTGACCTGTAGACAATAGCAACCAACGCCGCAAGGGTCGTGACAACGCCGCTTTGTGTCAGTTTTAGAACAATGCTAACCTGTCCGGGGACGGCGTACGCCGCTTGCGGCAACACTACGGAAGCCTTGTTCCCGGATACCGTGCCGGAAGAGACAGGGACGGTCGTGCCGTCCGCCCGGATAACGCTTGCGGATACCGTTCCGCCCAACGTTGCGGCAACGCCTTCGTCAAACACCTCAACGCCGACCAAATTTGCTTGATTGTCCTGCGAAAACAAATTGCCGCCAAGGTATTGCACCTTCAGCGGTTGTTTTAAGTCTTGCCGCAACCACGTTTCAAGCTGTGCCATTTACTCACCCCCCGCAACCTTTTCCAACACTGCCGTAATCAAGCCGTTCCCTTCGTCCCGCACGGCCTTTAGCTTTGTAAACCCGTAAAAATCAATGGTTGCGCCATAATATTTGTATACTACATGCGCCGTCTTTTCCGGGTCGTACAATGAATCAAATACATCTTTGATTCCGCTTTCCCCGTCGTTGATATAGACAAACAGATTGTTGTTGCTTTCCAGTGCGTGACTATTTAGGAAGCCCGTTCCATCATTCAATATCAACTTTTCGTTCATTTCCGTTCCCATCGTCATTGCCCCCCATTTCGGTTTCTTGCTGTTCTTCCTGCATATTTTTTAGCGTGTTATATACTATTTGCAATTTGACGATTGTTTCATATACGTTGACGATGTTTCCACCCGTTGCCTGTATATACAGGTTTTGAATTTTCAACATAGCTTCTTCAAGCGTTTCCTGCATTTTCGGAATACGTTTATCCATGATTTCCCCCTTATGTCCAATAAAAGGACGGATTGGTGTGCGAATGGCTTGATTTTGTGTATGACCAAGGTATTCCGTTCATTGTGCCACTGCCGGAATCTTTAACGTCACCGTTTATAGTCAATTTGGATGCGGTATATGAATCTGATCCGGCACTATAATGCGCCGTATACTTTGCGACGTTCTGCCCGTATGCGTTCTTTTTTGGCCCATATATTGTATTGTCGGAGCGTGTAACATAATCGCAAGCGGCGTTCCATCCCGTTAGCTTTGCCGACGCCACAGCGTCTTTATAATACTGTGTGTCGGCAATATTAAAATTTATAGTTCTGTTGCTCCCGGACACTGGCACAAGCGTTAGCGTTATTTTGCCGCCGGACGTATCAGAAACAAAAACATTTTGCAACGCACCTTTCAAGCTAAAACTGTCCAAAAGAATATCGCCCGCCGCCAATGACGTTATATTTGATATTGTCGCATTCGCAAGGCGTGACGTTATGACGTCCGTTGTAACGTCTGCAAGCGTGCATTTTCCCGCAATGACTGTTGTTGATTTTTCATCCCCAATATAAATATTTTCAGCTTGTATATATGTTGAAGGGATGCCGTTGACCTTTGTTGCAATGACCCCGGCTGTTAGATTGTTATCATCATAAACACCGAAATACGCTTTCCGCCCGTCAATGGTCTTTTCAACATACATACCTGCGGCGTTTTTGATAACCAACCGCCCGTTTGCGTCATGTTCAATATCCCCCGCAAGCGTGTGAATGTCCTGTGTTGCGCTGATATTGACATGGTCGGCGTTAATACATGCCGTGCTTTCATACTGCCCCGTTTCGCCGCTTTTGTTGATGGACAGGGCAATTTCTCCGGCCTTGATATAGTTTTTGCCGTTGCGTGTGCCGACAACCAACCCAATCATATTCTCTGTCTTCTCAAGGGCGGAATACACTTCTGATTCGTTATAGTCCTTATTGCCTTGACCTCTTCCGCCGCCGCCGCCACCTCTGCCGCCGCTCCCCGTGCTTGCTTCGTATGTGTCCCGGTTAATATAAACAATGTTGGCAATGTATGCGCCAATCTCCGGGCGGGTTGCGGTCGGGTCAATCAAGTCAACGGAAAGTTTGATAATCTCTAAATAAAACTGTTCCCCGGTTTGCCGAATCTCAACGCAAACCATATCATGCAACATTATCGGTTCATCCTTGTAACCTAATCGGTAAAGGTCTGATACCGTACCTGTTATGCTGATTTTGGGGTGATTCGTTTCCTTTAGGGCTTCCCATGTCTTTTTTAACAGGGTGTTGGCGTCTTTAATACTGCCGTTCTGATAATACCCAAACCGGGGGCGTCCGTTCCTGCCGTACAACGCCGTTGCCGTTGGGTCTTCAAGGTATGTTTGCCCTGCGGGCTTTGCGGGGTGTTCTGCCGTTGCCGTCCATGCGACATCTGCAAACGTAAGTTCCGCCGTCCCGTCATCCTGCCCGCTTGTTGACACGCCAACGCTTCCGCCGTACCCGTACAGGGCGGTAAGCACTTCGGAATCATCATAGACCACGGAAGAATCCGACATGTTTTTGTCAATGGACAACCGCACGCCCCGCCACGTGCCTTGCGCCGGGGTAACGTCCAAATATCGCCCCGTAATTGCCCCGGCGGCGTTGGTCACTACCCTTGGCGTAATATACACGTTCCAGTTGGTTGCAACGGCAAGGACGGCTTGCCAAACGCTTCCCCGACCGATGTCAACGGAAGACGTTGTGCCAACAGATACATTGCCGACCGCCCACAGCGTACCCGCCAACACGGTTGTCAATGCCTGTGTTGGCGTCTTGTCCGTTATCTCTTTTGTGTTTATATGTTCGTCCGATAATTCAGAAACTACGATATGCTCCGCAATGATCTGTTGATAATGCTCCGGTTCAATGTTTGTGACGTTGCGAATCTCAAACACTTCTAAAACGTCCGTTGCATGGTTGCGGAATGCAATGCGTTGACCACGTTCAAGCACCTTGCCCGCAACGAAAGGGAAGGTTGCGTTGACGGTGTATTCTTCCTGCGTCCACTCGCCTTGCTCCATATCGTCACGGACAAACAACACCGACCCGGCGGGGTTTAATACTTTGATTTCCATCATTCCCACCTTTCACGGTATTTGACCGTTCCCGTGCCTGTAATCGTCTGCGCCCCCGCTTTCGGTATGACAAAACTGCCGGACGGTTGATAATACTGCATGATTGATGCGTTACCAACCTGCGCTGTTTGGGCGTTTAGGTCAATAACCATTGACCCGGCGGGGATTGTTGAAAAGGTCATTGTCTGTGTGCCATTTGAATAGCTTTGATTGCTTGCCGCACTCGCTAACGTGCGTTCAATCCGCATAAGGGGCGGGGCGTTGCCAAGCACAGTAAACGCCGTGCCACAGGCAACGCTTTTTTCGCCCTTTGATGTCCAATACGGATTTGAAAAGCATGTAAACACAAGCCGCAGTTTGTTTTCCCACCATGCACGGGTTGACGGCTCCGGTTTCCCCGTACACACGGCAAACAAACACCGTTCCGGGTCGTTCGGCAATTCCAATTTGTGTTCTGCGTCCGTCTTTGCCCACATGGACAACGCAAGCAATGCCGCTTGCCGGGTTGCTATCTCTTTATCCAACAGCGCAAGCGTTACCGTTATATTGCGTTCCCCGCCGCCCATGCGCACGAATTCCGACCCGAAACGCACCGCACGGGGTCGGGCAACTGCATTGTATTTGATAGGGGATACCTTGATATCCTCAATCATTACGGGCGCAACGCTGTTGATAGAAACACTATCATATACAATCATCCTTGCCACCCACTCCGCTGTAATTGTCTGTAGGATTTGCCCTGTTGTTCGGAAATAACACTTCCGACAATGCGACCGTCAAGGAAAACATTGCCGCCGGGTTTCACGTTGTCACGCATGACGCCGCCCAACGTTTCAAGGTCAAAGCCGGAAACGCCGCCGTTGCGAAGTGCATTCCAAATCTGATTTTCCTGCGCCGTTAGCACCCGTTCGCCTTCGTGCAACCGTGCGATGTAGTCATCATGCGGGACAAGCGGAATGCCCATCCTGCCGGAACCTTCCGTTTTGCCCGTGGACGTCGTGAAATTGATACTTCCGAAACCGCCAAAGTCAATATTAACGCCGTACCCGTTCAACCTGTCCAGTTCGGCAATGATGCTGTCAACCGCCCCGGCAACCTCTGAAACATGATTTGCAATGCCTTGCGCAATGCCGGAAACGGTTGCGCCGGAATTGGTTGCGGCTTCCCCTTGAAGGTCAAGTGCGGCAACTGCTTCCTTTGCCTTTTCTGCTAAACTTTGGTATGTTTGGTCAACGGTCAATTGCTGATTTGCCAATTCCGTTGACAGTTGCGCTTTTTTCTGTTGGATTTCTTGGTATTTCTTGTCAATCTCTGCGGCGGTTTTGCCCGTCTTGTCGTTTACCAGTGCGTCCAAATACTTTGCGCTTTCCACCGATCCGTCCGACAGTTCTGCAAGCAGGTTGTCCGAAAGCCCCATTTCACGGGCTTTCTTCAAGTTGGAAATATACGAATCAAGGAAATCCGCCTGTGTTTCAAGATTTTTGTAAATGTCGTTGGTCGTTATTAACCCGTCATTTACTTTTTTGATTTCTTCGTCTAGTTCTTTCCACTTTTCCGACCCAACTTTATATTTTGCCTGTTCATTTGTAAGTTCGGTTACTTTCTCAAGCTTTGCAGGGTCGAATCTGGTAAAATCAACACGGTCGAAACTTTTTGCAACGCTGTTGACGGCACTTGCCGCCGCTTCACGCACCCCGGCAACATAATCGTCAAGGGCGGTTAGCGCATCCTGTGCGGCCGCAACAACCTTTTGCACGTTTTCGGCGTTGTCAATCCAAAATTGCTCCGATGCGTCCGCCGCTTTATCCATAGCCCCCGGCATTTCGTCAACCGTTGCGTGATACTCTTCCAACGCTTTTTTTGCTTCTGCCAATGCGTCTGATTGATTTGTATACGCTTCCCGTGCGTCTCTTGCGTTGCTCAACAGCGCATCATAATACTTGGTTTCCTTTTCTAGCTCTGCATACGCTTCGTTTGGTAGTGCTAACGGGTTGCCCTGTATGCTATAATCTCCGGCTTCATCGAAAACGATGCCCAAATTATATTTTTTATATAGCTTCTTTAGCTGTTCGGCGTTTAGACGCAAACGCCTTTCCGCTAACGCCATATCTAACTGCAAACCGGGCAGGTCAGCAAACCGGGAAGAAAGTGCGCTTTCCTTCTGTTGCAGTGCGCCAAGCATTGCAAGTTTCGTTTGTCCTTCTTCCCATGCCTTTATATACTCTTTGACGGCATCCGTGCCGCCTTTAATTTCGCCCGTCTCTGTGTTGATAATACTGGACAACCCCGGAATCGTCTTGACTAACCGTCTGCAAATTTCAAGCCACGTTGCTTGTTCTTCCGCCGTCTTGTTGGTCTTGTTTCCAAGCGTATCAACCGCCCATTGCAACAGGCTTGATTTCTGTTCTACATCAGAAAACCCGTCACCAAGCGCACCAAAAAACGCCGCACCAAAGTCAGTATTTTCAAGCCCCGGCAAGCCTTCCTTGATTGTCGCAATCAGGGAAGACCACCCGGAAACGTCTTCCGGGTCAAGTTTGTTTGCGCTTTCCGCAATGCCTTCCAACCAAGCCTTTGCGCCTTCTGCGTCCGTGCCTTGTATTCCCGCAATGACGTCAATGTTTCCCGCAAGGGTGTTTATAAAATCCGTTACAATGCCCGTTTTGCCTTGGTCAAGGTTAATTTCAGAAAGGCTGTTGACAATCTGTTGCACCTTTGACCCGGCTTTGTCCGCTTTCTGCCCGCCGATTTTGTCAAGTTCGTCCGTCAGCAACCGGGCTTCGCTTGCCGTGTTGCGTATGCTTTCAAGTTTGGCTTCGGTCTGTAGGTCAATATCTGCGAAATCATCAAGCACGGTGCGTTTGCTTTCGTCTGGCATCAACGTTTCAATAAAGCCATTCAGAAAGCCCGTTGCTTCGGTCACAATGTCAATGAACGATTTGCCAAGCGTTGTTTTTAACTGGTCAAGGTTGGTCTGTAGTTTACGCACGCTGTTTGCGTAACCGTCAGACGTGCGGGAAAAGTCGCCCTGTGCATCCGCCGTTGCTTGCATCAAGTATTGATACCGCAACATTGTCTGTTCGCCCTGTGACATTTTGTCAAAGGTCTTTTCAAGCCCCTGTTGCAGTGCAAAAGCGTTGAGGTTGGCAACGCTCATATTGATACCAAGCTGTTTCAACGGTTCGGTTTCGCCGCTCAACCCCGAACGGATTTTCTGGAAAGCGGTATCAAAATCAAGGTTGTAGAATGACGCCATGTCCGCCGCCAACCCTGCAAGGTCGGTTGAAATGTCGGCAATCTTTTCGCCCGACATGCCCGACGATTTCATCATTGCACCAAGGGTTGACGTGAAACGCTTTGCCTGTGTTTCCGTCAATCCGAATTGCTTGCCCGCATTCTTTGACCATGACTCTATTTTGTTTGCGCTTGCGCCAAAGGTTACGTCAACAACGTTCTGGACTTCTTGCAAGTCCGAAGCGGCGGAAACGGCATCCGCCCCGATATCAAGCAACGCTTTTCCGATCCGTGCCGCACCGATCCCCGTTGCCAGTTTGGCAAGCACGCCGGAAAAACTGCTGTCAATGCTCTTTGCGGCTTTTCCCGCCGCATCATCCCATTTCCCGGTTTCTTGCTGAATGGTTTTTGTTATGCCTTTGATGTCCGCAAGGGCGTGTTTGCCGTCTGCGGTTACCTCAAAAACAATTTGCCCGTCATTTGCCACCCGTGTTCACTTCCTTTTCCGCCGCCTGTTCCTTGCGTATCATGCCCATAAACCCGGCAAACACGCTTGCAACATCGGTTTCATATTTCCGTTCCTGTTCCTTTTCGGTCAGGTGCAACGCAACAGATTGTTTGGCTTTCATTAGCCATTCACGTTCTTTGCTGTTGTATTTGGTCGGTGCGGGCATCGGCCTTGCCCGTATTCCTATAATTTCTTCGTACCTGTTTCCGTCTGGAAGGTTTTGCAACAACTCTGTAAATTCAAACCAATGCAGGTTTTCCCGGAACAGGTCAATCCCGTATACCTGCCGGAACGCCGTTCGTATGAGCGGGGCGTCCTGTTCATAGCTTGTAAGGCGTTTTCCGCCCCCTTCCGGGGCTTGCGGAAATAGGATTGCGCATAGTGCGGCATAGACGTTGGAAGCGTCCTGCGGGGCTTTACAGACGCAACGAGCGCACAAATAATCACGTGCATCTGGAAGGATGTCTTCCCGTTGCATGATTTCAAGCATTTTCAGCACGTTGCGAAAATCAAAATTGCACTTGTACCGTTTGCCGTCAACCGTCACGCTGTCCGGCAAACGTTCGTATAATTTAAGCATTCGCCCGCCGCTGAATCTTTGAAATCTTGCCCGCTAAACGGTCTTTGAAATACTGCCCGCATACCGTAATCACACAACCGGGGTCATCTGCGTAAAACGCCATCAATTGCGCCGCTTGATCCTTTCCGAACAATACCGCCGCAAAATATTCCGCCGCTTCCTTTACGGTTTCGTCCGGGCTGTCTTCTGTGATATCCTTCATTTTCGCTTGCGCCCGGTTTAATCCCGCAACCATGTGCATTGCGTCCCCGTTTACTGTCAGGGTGATTTTTTCGTCGCCTTCTCTGATTGTTACCATATCATGAACCCGGTTAAGGGTCATTTCGTACCCCCGCCGAAATAATTTCACGTTTTCCGCTCCCTTCTTTGAAAAAAAGGCGGGGCATAATTACGCCCCGCCGCCGATGTTGTTAATCAAGTCGCATCCGTCACGGTCGGTTTTCCGTTGAAACGAATGGTGCAACCAAAGGCGTTCACGTCAAGTGTGGAACCGCCAAAGGTTGTAATTGCGCCAACAGTTGCATCACAAATAATCTGCTTTCCTTCCGCAACAATCTTGACGGACGTGTTGCGTTCTGTGCCAAGCTTGTACTGCAACCCGGCAATGTAATCCTGCGCAGGGTCGCCAACGATCCGCCGCCCGCTAACTACAAGCTCCGGGGCGGCTCCGGTCGTTTCGTTATGCGCAAAGCCCTCCCCGCACAAGAAAAAATACTGTTGATTTTGTTCGTTCTCGTTGAACTCCATGCTTTCAATGCCTTTGCACAGCTTCGCATAAGTCCACACAGGCGGGTCAGCCGTTGTTGCTGAAGTACCAATATAAAGTTCGTTCACCCAATTCGCATTCATTGGTTTTATTCATCCTTTCTGTAAATTTTGACAATCAAATCCCCCGCCATAATCCATTTGTTGTTTTCCTCACGCCCAATAATTCGGGGAAGGTTGCCGCCTGTAATATCGACAATTTCCCACCCCGTGCCGTTTGGGTATTCTGTCCGGCGGATGATTGTGTCAACAATGTTGTTCATCGTGTCGGAAAGCACCTGCAAGTCAGTGTGTTTCCCATTCAGCGCAAGGGTCAGGGGGATATAAGCGTTTTTATCAAGGTATACTTCCTGTGGCGTTGATGGGGCAATTTCGCACGCCAAGCCGTCCCCCGTGCCAAGTGCGCCACGGGTAATATTGGCAAAGTTGCCCATTGCGTCGATAATGTCCATAACCGCTTCAACGGCGTTATTGATTGCGCTCATTTATACAACCTCGTTATTGCTTGCGCTTGTCTGCCCCAATCGGCAACATGGTTTTGTTTAGCAACATCGCACCAACGCCACGTTGCATTGGAATTTACATCATGGTACGCCGTGGGGATTTCATAATACTGCCGTGCCGCATATGGCGTTTGCCAAATCAAAAGTCCTTCTTTCAACCTGCTGTGTATGTAGGAAGACATAATCAACATTCCTGTGTCTTCCTTGCAATACAGGTTGCAATCTTTCAAAATTTGGCTTGACAGCATTTCCCGCCCGGATTCCCATGCGTTATCAATTTTCGCCTTGATGCTGTTTGCGTTGATTTCAATACGTACAGCCATCAAATCAACCCCACTTCGTAATGATGCAGGTTGTCGGTATCATCCCGCAATGCGTCAACCGAAAACACCGTATATTCAACACCCCGGACAATAACACGCATGTCGCCCGCAATGGCGTGCGCTGAATCGAACAGCGAACACCAATCAAGGGCGGGTTTGCTTGTCCGTGCATCAACAAACAGGATTGACCGCAATACACAATCTGTGTTGCTCTGCGTCTTTCGGATTTCGTTTGTTGGTTGTAGGTGTACACGGTTGACCGTGTATTCCGTGTATGTCTGATTCTGATACCGATCAACACCGGAACAAACCTTCACGGTTGCTGTGCTTTTCAGAATCTTTGCAGGAATAGGTTTCAGCATGTTACCACCAACCTTCTACGGTCGGAACTTGCGGGTTCATCAACCCTGTTTGTTCAAGGTATGCGATTGCAAGCGGGGAAATGCTTTCAAACAGCGTGCCGCCGCCGCTTGTGTTTGTCTTTCCGTGTACGGTCACCTTTCCAACGGTGAAACCCGCCGATGCGGTTTCATTTACGGAATCAGTGCCGTTAATTGCGAAAAAGTCAATTTGAGCGCATACCGCTTTTTTATACAGGGTTTTATACAGGTTGGGAAGGTTTGCAATTGCCGTTTCGTCTGCCCAATGCGTAACCGCCCCGATAACGTCACAGGCACGGGCGCAAAGGGCGGGGAAGGATGTTTCGTCCGCATCCGTCCCCTTGTAGACGGTCGAATAAAATTCATAGTCTACAACGCCCATGCTTTGCACCCCTTGTTATCAGGCTACGCTGTTAGCAATAATGCCCGCCGCACGGTTGGGCATCGCAAACGCACCGTAATAATACCGCTCATAATACAGGTATTTGCCCTTGCTCTGGGCGGTCGGTGCGCTCATCATGGAAGTTTCGTACTTCACCGGGGCGGCAACAGCCATCGGGTCAACCATAATCAGGTTGATCTGTTTCGCGCCCGTAGCGGGAACGAAGCCTTCCGTGAAGTCAAAGGCCGTTTTCATGATATCGGACGGCACTTCCGTAATGCGCACGCCATCAAGGCGGGCAACATTGCGGTCAACGCCTTGAATGCCGTTGCCGACATCAACAAAGCGGGTGATTCCGGCGGCTTCCTTCAGCAGTTTGTAAACTGCGGGCGTCATGTACGCTTCCACCCGGTCACGGTTTACCCGTGCGTCCGTCATCCCGGCAAGATAGGTATCCCACTTTTCAAGGATGTTGGCGGCGGTCAGGGTCGTTGTGTCGGGGGTCGTGACGAAGCTATGCAGTTTGGCGGCAAGGAAGGCATCCATTTCCGGGATTTTCTGAAGCTCGTTGAACGTCTTGGTAACATTGGCAATCGTCGCAACGTCGTTGGTTTCGTCGATGTCCATCGGGTCAATCAGGGTGTCCCACTCCCGATCCATCTGAAGTGTAACGGGGGTAAGCTCGTTGTTCCAATTCCGTTCAAAAGTCCCGGTAATCTGGTCACGGTTGACCGCACGGGAACCCTTGACGGTCATGGAAGGAATATACATGGTTTTGCCCATACCCGGCTTGTAAAGGTTGCTGTTGTTCGCTCCCCAAATTGCGCCGAAATAAGACAGATACGGATAAGCGTTAGACAACGCCCGGCTATATTCAGCCGCATAGTTTACATCAGTTCTTACAAATGCCATTTTTGTTTCATCCTCTCGTTATTTTTTCGGGGAAAAGCCCCAAGCGTTGGAAAATGCCGCAACCGCCCCTTCTTCGCCCTTTGGCATTGTGCCTTCCGGCTTTGCGCCAAACTGCGGTTTGTTTGGTGCGGGGGTTGCCTGTGCGGTAAAATACTCTTCGTAATCTTTCCGCAGGGCGTCAAGCTGTTCGGTTACTGGTTTTGCGCCGTCTGCACGGTCAATAAGGTCGTAAACCCTGTCAAAGAATTTCGGCTTGACGTCTGCAAACTCCGCACTTGTCCTTGCTGTCTGCTTCGTCTTGTACCCTTCAAACTGTCCAAACAGTTCTTTGTATTCGGGTGTTTCCTTGACGTCAATTGGTTTCTGCCCCTTTTCCCATGCTTCTTGCGCCGTCTTGATAGCGGCATCCTGTGCCGCCTGTGCCGCATTCTTTGAAACGTAACCGTCATCCAACGCACGCCCGTACAGACTATAAATTTGGTCTGCCCGTTCTTCCGGCGTCAAATCACCGTTGTTTAGAATGTCAGCAAGTGCCTTGCGTGTAAAAATACCCGCCATACTTCCCCCTTTTTACGGTCTTTGGAAGGTTGACCGTCCCCGTGTTTAACGCCCCGGCGGGCAAGATTTGTTTTGCAAGGGACATATAAATGTCCTTTGCAAATGGTATGAAAAAAGCAACGTGCGTTTGATGCACATTGCCTGTTCCATCTGTTTTGTTGTGGTTTGTTCCGTTTTGTTGCAACGCTGTGCGGAGCATATAGGGGTCGAACCTATGCCGCCCGGTTCAAAGCCGTTTGTGCTACCGTTACACCAATGCTCTATAAAAGCGTTGCAACGTCTGCCCGTCACGCCTTGCGTTTGCGTGTGGTCTTTTTTGTCGTTTCCTGCCCGTCTGCGGGCGTTTTAGCTTCCACCATGGGTGTTTGTTCGCCCTGCGGCAAAACGCCCGTGTGCGGCGTTTCTGCGCCGTTTACGACCACGCCGCAATCAACGCACTTGCCGCCCACAATGACCGGATGTCTGCAAATCATGTCAATACCCCCTTTCTCACATGTCCCACGTGCCATCTTTCGGCATTTTCTCCAGTATGTGCAAACCAATTTCCATTATGTTTTCGCCGTTTGCACAGCGTTGCAAAATATCAATTTTTTCGTCAAGCATTTCGTCGCTGTCGATGTCAAAAAACTCAAGCAAAACGGGGTCGTTGATCTGCATTAGCAGTTTGATAATTTCGCCCTTTTTGTCTTCCACAATATCACTCTCCAATCATTGCTTTGACAATGTTTCCGCACGCTTCCCAAATCTCCGGTTGTTCCTCTGCCATTAGTTCGAACAAATCCGGGTATGCAAGCGCAAGGGAACAATAGTTTGCAATCGTTTCCGCTGAAGCATTTTCTCCACCGGGGTTGTTCCTGTAATACTTTGACCCGTGTCCATACATGCCACGTGTTTTGTCCCGCAACGTGCCGCCGCTGATTGCGTCATAGATGTCTTCAATTGCATTAACGCCGTTATGCGCTTTCCTTGACGCTTTTGATGCCGCCCTTCCCGCATCTTTCCACAGCGTGTCCCGCATTTTGGAAAGTCGCCTATATTCGGCATAATCCCTTGCCTTTAGCGCATTTGAAATTTCGTCGTTGATTGCGTCAATGTCTGCTCTTATTGCGTCCATTGCCGCTTTTTCTGCGGCAAGCCCGTCGTTTACTGCGTCTTCAATAAGTTTCTTTATGCGTTCCGACATCGGGCGGGCGTTTTGCAATGCGTTCGGCAATTCGCCATTGTCAAACTTGTACGAAAACACGCCCCTTTCGCTGTTGATGTGGTCGAATAAATGCCCCCATTCATGCGCCGTTGTGCCGACTTCCGTCTGAATAAATTCCGTTTCCGCCAGTTTCGGAACTTTGACCCTTATTTCTGCACGTTTGCCGCTTGAAACATATACGGCATCACCGACGGCGTGACCTTCTTCCGTATATGATATTTTGACAGGATACGTCTGCTTGTTGACCTGCGCACCCATCGTGTTGAACAATTTGACAACGTCCGGGTCGGTTCCTGCCGTTGCGTTGACATTATCAACAAAAACTTTCGTTTTCTTTTTGTTGAAGCTGTCCGGGAAGTTTTTCGCATCAAGCCCACCATGCGTCATTTTATCAGCTTTCGGCTTTGCCTTTGTCGCTTGCGGGGCGACATTTTTCGGCGCAACCGGGGCGGGTGTCGCCGGGGTCGTGATCGGCGGGGGAGTAATCGGCGGAGCTTTCGGCGTCATCTGTCCGAAAGTAAAGCCCTGTTGTGCGCCGCCACTCTTGAAATAGTCGTCAATCAACTGTTGCTGTTTTTCTTCAAACAACCGGGGGTCATAGGTAAACGCCGAAGGAAATTTCCGTTCCGTGTAAACGCCTTCCCGGTTTTGCCGCCTGTGCCGTCCGGTTTTTGCACAGAATTCGTCAATATCGTCATCCGTCTGCCGTATCTTTGCCCGTTGCGCCTTGATAATGTCATCCGGTGCGCCCTGCGCCTTCAGCATCATCAAATCCCGCTTTTCTTCCCGGATTTTTCTTTCGTATGCCCGTTGCTGTTGGCTTTCCTCATACACCCGGTCATTTGTTTTTTTATCCTGCGGTTCGCCACGGATAACGGAAACGCCCGGTATAAACGGGTTCGGGTAATGCTTGCAGTTTACGCCGAAAAGCCCCGCCGCTTTGCCGTATGACGTTGCGCTTTGGGCAATAACCTCTATTTCGTTTCCGTCAAGGT